AATTAACAACCCATGTCGTATCTTGTATGCTCGTTTCTGCACCCACTCAGGCTTGATGCCAAAGGGGTTAAAGCATACGCCTGTCTTACTGCAATACCCGTAGTCTTCCATCATAATACATCATCCATTAAAAGCTCTGCTTCGCGTAGTATACCATTGTTTTGGTTATATTGCAACCCAAACTTAATGCCTGTTGCGCGACCAGTAAACCTATCCTTCAATACCCTGAACGTCGTTGTCTGTCGCTTTATCGGGTCTGTGTGCTGCTTGTTACGCTCCAACCCAAACATATAATGCGACCACCGTGCAATAGCGCGTGAGCCTGTGAAATGCTTCTCCATCACACGTCCACCTTCTTCGTGACTCTTACCCTCTGGTGTTGTTAGGTGACTAATGAAGTGGATGATGATGCCTAGCTCCTGCGCTAACGATGCCATATCCGCCATGATGCCATCAAGTGCCCTACGCTCATCCTGCTCCTGCGCCGACAATGCGGTAAGGTGATCTAAGTAGATGTGCTCAATGTCATACGCCTTGTTGAAGTATTTAATGATGCCCTTGATCGTCTTCCAATCCATAGCCCCAAAGTGTTCCATCATGTAAAGTTGCTCACGCTCCTCTAAACGGTTAACACTAGCTTCGTACTGCGTCCTGTTCCAGTCAGCGTCAGGTACATGGTATAGCCGTTGGTCTAGCTTGCCCATCACCCGTTGCCCTGTCTCGACCACGTTTTGCTCTAGGTAGATAACACCCACCTTCTTGTTCAACGTCTCAATGTCGTAGGCTATCTGCTGTGTGAACACGTCAGTCTTACCAACGCCCACACCCGCACCAAAGGCATACAACTCACCCCTACGTCGCCCATAGGTTAGCCCTGTTAGCGTCGGGAAACACCAAGGCACACCCGGTACTGGTGGGGTTAACAGCCTTTGCTTGATGTCGCTGATAGTGACGATGCCCTCTGGTTTGTACTTCTCAGATGCTAACCACGCCTGAGAGAAGAGCACTTCAGAACGATCTACTAACCAGTCACTAGCGTCTTTATACTGTTGGTTATGCCTGAACAGCAACGCCTTACCACCGAACAAATCAGCCACCTTATTCGCAGCTTCACGACCAACCTCATCATTGTCGAAACAGATAACAACCTTACTGAATGAGTCTAACCACTCGTAGGATGCCTTACAGTCACTCAAAGCCGACTGAGCACCTGAGCGGATGCTAACAACAGCCTGTTTACCACCCATCATCTGGTAGGCACTTAACGCATCAAACTCACCCTCGCAGATGGTAACAACATCACCGCCCTTGGAGAAGTTGTTTTGACCGAACAGCAAGGAGGTCTTCCACTCGCCTTCAACCTTAAACTGCTTGTCCTTACTACGCACCTTGTTGGCGACGTGTGCGCCTGTTTTGTCAAAGTAGGGGAATAACACATCACCTTCTGTTGTTAACTTAACACCGTAGTCCTCGATGGTCTTCAGCGCCAACCGTCGCTCACTAATACCGCTCTGAAACGCATCAGAACGGCTCAGGTGCGGCTTTTGGGGTGTGGTTGATACCTGTGGTGGGGTAACCATATTAAATCCATTCTGTGGCTTGTCTCGCACATTGCACTTAAAGCAATATTTCGAGTCATCTTCGTTGATAACTGCTGCATCGCTACTTCCGCAGTGGTCGCAGGGTATGTGCATCTTCTTGTAGTTAGCCATTACAACTCCCAACTGTCATGTAACGTTCGCATAGCCTCCATCTCATCAATGGTTAACGAACGCTGTTTTGACTCTTTAAAGAGAGATTCTAAAAATAAGTCTAAACCGATAGCATTGATAACATCAATGGCATCGTTAACAGTGTAGTACAACGTAGCTTCTTCGTTATTATTCATCATTATCCCTCGTTAGGTCAAAACAGTCTATATAGTTTGCAACATCCGTGCCAACTTCTGATCGTAGGTCTTCACGGGTCAAAACCTTAACGTCATCGTCGATAGTTGACAAGCATTTCTCACAAATGTCAATGAAATCATTAGTACTCACTTTTCTGGTAGTACTCTCAAATGGTGATAGTATCACATTACAGCAATTACATCTCATAATTTCTCCTAAAAGTCCATGTTAACACAATTATTTAACCTTGACAAGAACAAACACTCCTTCCTCGTTGTTTTCTACCAACCAGTGCAAGGCGTTAGCCCTCACCGTTGTCCGATAAACCACCATCTTAGACCACTTGGTTTGGATTTCGTACATCATATTGCCTCCATACTATCATACTTTTCCTCTAATCTCTTAGCCGCCGTCTTACTTAAAAGAACCTCTAATTCCTCCCTGTTAGCCTGTTCCCATAGATGCCAATGTAGTGTATTACGGTCAAAAACAATCAAACCATTCTCTCCCTCTGCAATATAACAATCCCACGTCTGAAGCCAACCGACAACATACTCTTTCATTAGGCTTTTTGTTGTAAAAGGATAGACGTTGATTTTATACTTTGTCACAATCGACTCATATTTCATTATCGATATGCCTTTACGGAACTTGAACTCCATTGATCTCATCTTAAAACTCCTTTAGTTTAGATAATGAGATAGCGACAAAACAGCCGCTATCGCTAACGCTAACAACCAATTACTCATGCGTCACCCCTTCGCACTTTACCGATTGAATCGTAGAGCGGTTAACAGCCCGATAGCCGTTGTTTTGTATGTCGTAGATGGTGACGTACTGGTCGGCGTTTAAAGTGCTAACACCACCTTTTAAATGCTTGGTGACACCCATCCGCCCGGTTAATGTTCGTAGGCTTCCATCTTTTTTGGTGAAGGTGACGGTAACAAACTTGCCGCCGCTGTTCAGGATGATTTCGTCTAACATAGCTTCCTTTCGTTGTTAATGGCTCAAGTGTACATCAGTTTTTGTGGCTGTCAAGTAATAACCACATAACAAGGTGGGGTATTTTAACTGTTTTGAAAAACTGGGAGGCAAAATAGTCCTCATTTTGAAAAATTTTCCGGGTAAAATCACTTTTGAAACTGGAATTTTCAAAACCACCATTTTTAAGCTTTTTTATCGGTGATGTAAGTGAGCACTCACTTCGCTTTTTTGTGTAAGTGAGCACTCACTTCGCAAGTGTGGCGTAAAAACAACAGTAGCGCTGCTTGCCTCTGGTGGGTGCGCCTACGTCCCTAGAATACCCCTAAAAGCCCTCAGATCGACGCCTAACGCGTTATCTGGGGTCACCCTATACCCTACTATACCCAACAGGGTTGAACGCCTCAAAACCCCTACAATTTGAGAGTGAGCACTCACTTACAAAACAGCTTCAAAAAAACCCCAGATAAACCGGGGAATTTTTTGGAATTACTCTGACGCCGGGAGCAGTCGCCAGAAGTCTCTCAGCGCAACATCAGGGTCGATATGCCGATACAGGATAGGGGTATAGCATTTAAAGATATACACCCCATCTGGCGTCACCTTGCGAAATTCCCAGAGGGTTAGGGGTTGCAGAGGGTCGAACAAAAACACGCCCATGTCGCCTATTGTTAATGCCATGTCCTACCCTCCCAAGCGTCGATCAATTCCACGCCATATACGCCATCTTCTAACGGGTCTCGGTATGTCGGTAAACCCTCCCAGTCGATAGCCACAACAGCAGACGCCAGCGCCATATAGTGCGGCAGGTTTAATGTCTCCTCTTTTCTATGTTCATTCAAATACCCAACGGATATATTGGTGCATTCTGAAATTATGTCGGTGAATTCTGCCGTATCGGTATATACGCCAGCATCTGAGGGCATATATAACAACCCTAGATTGTTTAATTGATCGCACAACGCCTCTGCGAATTCATCAGAACAACAGCGACCAAATCCCTGATGGGTAATTACATCAGAAGTGCCTCGCCTATCGAATGCAATAGCCCGGTCGAAATACTCCAATAATAGATAATCGCTGGCGACGTGTCTCGCCCCTATTCCTCCAACTTCCTCGCCCACGGTAAACAGGTAATAGCCCTTAACGTTATTTTCCAGCAGATGCACCAACAGGGCGACGCCTGCGCCATCATCTGCACCCAGAGGCGCATTAATGCCAGCGTAATACCTCCCCCTAGCGTGATTGATAATATTTACACCATCTTCCCGGTGTACCGTATCGGCGTGAGCAACGAATAAAGTGGAGGATTGATCTTGGGTATTATCAATGTGCAGGTTTCCGGCATTGTCGAATTCGTAAGGCAACCCAACGTTATCAGCGACATACTGCAACAGCGCTTTTTCACCTGTTCCGCCATATGGGCGCTTTAACGTTAGCGCGAATTCCAGCGCCTTAATTAGTTTGGTCTTTTTCATTTAAATTACTCCTGTTCAATTAAAACAATGTGATTTGAGATCTCTTGGGTTTCGTCAATATCAACGAATTCGCCCTTATCTTTTCCGAATGTAATACATACAATTAAATCGCCGGAATCGTCGGTGTGATATATCTCCCCATCGCGGGTAACAATAATATCGTCCAGCGCCCAATATTCGCCCTCATGAGAACCTGAGTCCACTAGATATACGCCATGATCTGCATAATCCTCTGCTGGGTAGAATTCATTATCCGACTCGCAAGTAATTACGGAATCCTCATGTAAATATTCATCGATGCACTCGACATATATATATCCAGCGTCGGATAAATTATCTTGGTGAATATGGTCATTAAGTGATTCGATATATACAGCGTCGCTCTCATGTAAATAATTCTCTGAGTAGCGCGAAAATATGTATCTATTGTCTGCGCAATTTTGGCAGATTAAAGAACCATCATGCGTTGTGCAGGTTTCATCTTCGTCAATTCCATCTTCGCAGGATTCACAATGGATTTCATGCGGGAGAGAGGCGTAACCTCCTACGTTGTCACACTCTAATTCCCCGTCCTCTTTTATTTCGAGACAATTCGCGAATTCGTTTATTTCAGCATTCCTACAATTCCCGTCCAAATAGGGTGCAACGATCTCTTTGCCGTCCCGGATAAGGGCTAACCTCTTACCCTCCCAACATCCCTCCCGTTCAAAACCGTGCGCCTGTAGCCATGCTTCGATCTCCACGTCAGCACCCCATGATCTATCCCTGCTATATGACCTAACGAATGTTGTGCCATTAACTAAACACCGCCCTTGCACGATTCCCTCAGCGTCAACCCGCACAACAAAACGCCAGCCCAGATCTGGGGTGTAGCAGTGATAGGGGTGCATCTTAAAAGTATCTTTATTCATGCAGGAATCGGGAGATCTTTTCAGATATTCAATGAATTGATCTGTGCTCTCACTCAATATCTTGATTGTTCCGGGTTGGACGCAGTGCAGGGCGACTAGATCGCGAATTACATCGTCACGCAGGTGTGGCCAGTGCCTCTTGATGTATTTGCCCACTGTCGTGACCGTCTGTCGCGATGTCTCCATATGCTCCTCAGAACGTGTATATGCCACTCTCACGCCGTCGACTGAGAGATGGGGTTGCTCCAGTATTACCGAGTGCCAAGAGTCGGGCTGATGGGTTAATAGGCAGTCATAGATCGCCGGGTGCAGGTTTAGGGTTGTCATTGCTCTAACCCTATGAATGAGGGCATACGCCTCACGAATTCTTGTGTACTCTGCGCGGAATGCCGGGCGACGACGCTCGAGAACGGCTTGCAGGTTATAGATCCAGTCGCGGGTGATAAATGATTTCATGGGTTATGCCTCCAATACGAATAGGAACAGGGCGACAGGCAGGGCTAGTACTAGCGCTACCGCCATTGCTTGGGTTAGATCTAAAAACAAAGATTTCATTCTCAAATACTCCATCAGTTAAAGGAATCAATAGAATAACAGGTTTTGCCCTCTTATCGCCTATATATACAATAAATACTTATCAACAGGTAATCAGGTAATTGTGGATAACTATTCCACCATGTGAGATATCCACTGAAACGCGGGATAACTTTTTTAGATAGGGAGGTTAGGGTAAGGGTTGTTAACGCGTTAGGCGTCGATCTGAGGCGTTTTAGAGGCATGGGTATATATACAGTATGGTATGCTTTTTGCTTGCTGTTGCGCTGACGCCACCTTGTCGCAAGGGTGACTGCTCAGGTCTGAGATGTGGTGCTGGGTTGTGTTGTCTGATGTCTAGGTTATAGCAACCCGCGCCGCCTCACACACTTATCCCCTGCTAAATTGTGCAGACTCTTATGTCTTATACATGACTGCTCTTATGTCTTATATAAGACCTATCTATGCTTATATGCGTATATGCTTATATAGCTATATAGATATATGCGTATGCCTTTATATTCGTATATGTGCATAGGGGCGGGGGAGGGGTCAGCGTCGCTATAGATATATATGTACCCTACCAGATACAAAATAGGGTAATTTTAGAACAAATAGGGGTAATTAGAGACAGATAGACTATATAGCTAACAAGTGTAACTGCTTAATATTTAAGCACTTTTGACTGAATAGCTAACGGGTGAGGGTTAACAAGAAAAGGAAAGCTAACAGTCGAAGTCGCCTAGGTGTCAATTGCGACTGAACAGCTAAATTGAAAATAAATGTAAAAAAAAGCTAAAAAGGGGTTGACAAAACAGTAAAAGTATGCTATACTAAGTACTATATAGGGTATGATGTTTCTGGTTACTAAAAATGGTTAACCACTACCTCATAGTTCATAGCTATATAGACTAACTAGCACTAAACAGTATGTAGTCTATATAGCCTAGTTAGTGCTACATAGGGGAACCAGCAATGGATAATCCAATAAAGAAGAAAGGTAGACCATCGAAAGATAGGTTAGCTGAAGTTAAGAAAAGACCAGTTGGTAGACCTAAAGGGGATGCCTCAGCCATCGAGGAGTTTAAGGCTCGGTTGATGGCTTCGCCTAAATCCCGCAAGGTGTTAGACTCCATCCTTGATGCCGCGTTAGACGATGAGCACAAGAATCAGGCAGCGGCGTGGAAGCTTTTGGTTGACCGTATGTTACCCATGTCCTACTTCGAGAAAGACAGGGATGGTGGCGGAAGACCCTCTGTTAACATCACCATTAGCGGTGTTGGCGAAACAGTTACCATTGACGACAATTACACAGATGTGGAAGAAATATGATTCCCGTTATTACCTCATTACTCTCCCTAGGTGGCACATGGTTAGAGGGTAAGCAAAAGCAAACAGAGGCAACCCTTGAGGCTAAGTTAGTCGAGATTAAAGCCGACTCCGACATCAAGGTTGCCAAAGCCACTGCACTCACCAAGATGGCTGAGGCGGGTCAAACTCAAAACTACGATCTCGACAGATTAGCAATGGAGCAGATGACTAAGAGTTGGAAGGATGAGTTTATCCTTATCATCTTCTTGGCTCCTATGATTATGTCATTCATTCCCGGCATGGAGCAATACGCTTTAGCTGGTTTTACTGTTATCGCACAGATGCCTGAATGGTATCGCTACATCATCATCGGTATGGTGGTGGTTATTTATGGACTCCGGGGTCTCCTCGAAAAAGTACTAGAAAAGAAATTTAAATGAAACTAAGTAAAAACTTTAGCCTCCAAGAGTTAACTAAAAGTGATACGGCAATCCGCAAGAGTATTGATAACACCCCCAATGATGAGGTGTTAAGCAATCTAACCAGCCTATGTAATATGGTGCTACAAAAGGTTAGGGACTCACATGGGGCGGTTACCGTCACCAGTGGCTACCGTTCCCCTGAGCTAAATAAAGCCATTGGTGGGAGTACCACAAGCGACCACTGTAAGGGGTGTGCGGCAGACTTCGAGGTTCCGGGTTTGGACAACAAGCAGTTAGCCTTGTGGATTATTGACAACCTTACTTTCAAACAACTCATCCTAGAGTTTTATGAGGATGGTCAGCCTAACTCGGGGTGGGTACATTGCTCATTCGAGGAGGGGAACAATAAGTGTGAGGTGTTAACTGCCAAGAAAGATGGCAAGAAGACAGTTTACATCTCAGGAATAAACTAAAGAGGTTTGTATGGTATTTGAGAATCCATTTTTAAAACCAAGTGCTGTACGTAAATCGGCACTGCAATATTTGTTTTCGGATGAGCCGACAACAACAAGTAATACCTATCAAGGTAGTAGCAGTGCGAGTGTTGTTGACAATGCGTTTGACTTGTCAGGCTCCGCAGATAAAATCTCTGCTATTGCCGCAAACATTGCTCAAAACGGTGGGGAATATAACGCCGATCAAGGTTTTGACTTAGCCAGCTACGATCCTGTAGCTGCCCTGAATGGGTTGAGTAAGTATGGCGATGCTGTCAAAGGCGCAGCTAAGTTTCTTGGTTTAGGAGGCATTGCCAATATTGGTATTAGCTTTGCTGAGCAGAAAGCAGCTAACGACATTGACACAATGTTGCAATCTTTACAAGGCGACACCAGTGGTCAAAGTAACCTGACATTGAGCACCATCGGTGCAGTTGCTGGTGTGTTAGGCATCCCATTTGTGGGTGCTGGTTTAGGTGCTAACAAGGATTCAGTTGCTAACGCTAAAGGATTGGCGAGCAACTTTGACAATGTAGAGCAACTATCAGGTTATATTAAAGGCACAGATCCTACCATCCAAAACATTGTCGGGGATATGTTTACCGACTGGTCTACCATCACCCCTGCTCAATATGGTACGGTAGCACAAACTGTTAGCTCTTACGTTCAAGATCAGGTAGCGGCTGGAAAGAGTTTAGTAGAAGCTCAACGTGCGGCAGCTAACCAATTTACACCAGTGTCATCCGCTCCTGCTGGCAACAACCCTGACGAAATTGTAACTGTTGGGACTGGAGGGTACGATGAGATTCCCGGTTTGTTAACTGGTGGAGGAGACAACACACCGACAGCACCTTCCTCTGGTTCTATTTGGACTGACGCTGCTGGGAACCCGATCAGATCAGGTGATGGCGGTTATGTATATACAGGATCAGCTACAGCAGAAGATAAAGCGGCAGGAGCAGCCAACCCTCCCTCAGCACCAGCACCAGCACCAGCGCCAGCGCCAGCCCCTAGTTCCAACCCTAACGTTTACAGCAGTAGCTCCAGTAGTGGTGAGTCTAGTGGTGGCGGTGGGGGTTACTCAGGCCCTTCTTCAGCAGCAGAAGCCGGGTATTCGGGGGACTACATGTGAACCATTCAGTAGGAAAAGTATTAACAGCAGGCGATGGTAATGCTGCTGGTGGGTTTGGTATTGGAGGATGATAATTGAGTGATTTAAAAATTGAACTACTCCCTTGGCAGAAGACAGTGTGGGCAGATGAGACTAGGTTTCATGTTGTCGCTGCTGGACGCCGAACAGGAAAAAGTAGGTTGGCGGCGTACCGTCTAATTGTTGAAGCGCTACAAAGCGAGAGAGGTCATGTATTTTATGTTGCTCCTACGCAAGGTCAAGCTCGTGACATCATGTGGCAAGTCTTACTTGAAGTTGGGCATCCTGTTATTACAGGGAGTCATATTAACAACTTGCAGATTAAGCTTGTCAATGGTGCAACTATTAGTCTCAAAGGTGCTGATCGGCCTGAAACGATGCGGGGTGTTTCGCTAAAGTTTCTTGTCTTGGACGAGTATGCAGATATGAAACCAGCGGTGTGGGAGCAAATCTTACGCCCTGCCTTAGCTGACTTGAAGGGTCGTGCCATGTTTATTGGGACGCCTATGGGTCGAAACCACTTCTACGATTTATATCAATACGGTTTAAAAGGAACCGATGACACTTTCAAATCTTTCCACTTCACTTCATTTGATAACCCGTTACTTGACCCTAAAGAGATTGAGGCAGCTAAGAAGAGCATGTCCTCATTTGCATTCAGGCAGGAATTTATGGCATCTTTCGAGGCCGCAGGTGGGGAGTTATTCAAAGAAGAGTGGGTGAAGTTCGACGAAGAGGAGCCTACAGAAGGTGATTACTACATTGCGGTTGACTTGGCTGGCTTTGAAGCCGAAGGTTCTGTTGGTGTTAAAAATTCTCGGCTTGACTCTACTGCTCTGGCTGTGGTAAAGGCCAACGAAAATGGTTGGTGGGTAGCAGAGATTATCTATGGCAGGTGGGATGTACGTGAAACTGCTAAGAAGATATTCGATGCTGTAAAAAAGTACGAGCCTATAGCTGTTGGTATTGAGAAGGGCATCGCTAAACAGGCGGTTATGCCCTACATGACCGACATAATGAAGAGAACCCAGACATTCTTTAGGGTTGATGAGCTAACACACGGGAATAAGAAGAAGACAGACCGTGTTGTGTGGGCTTTACAAGGTCGATTTGAGAATGGTTACATCAAACTCAACAAGGGTGATTGGAACAACGAGTTCCTAGACCAATTATTTCAGTTTCCAAACAAGCTAGTACACGATGACTTGCCTGACGCACTGTCTTACATTGAGCAACTTGCAAAAGTAGCCTATGTTTTAGACTTTGAAGAGGAAGAGTATGAGTACCTAGACACAATTTCAGGATATTAAC